AAGCCTTCAGCTAACTTAACAACGGCTTACGAACTAATGAAACCTTACAAAAGGGTAAGTATTATCTTCTAATGATAGGACAATTAAGAAATAGGATTACATTTAATACTAAAACAAGCGTTTCTGATAGTGCAGGAGGGTTTGTGAATACTTTAGTACCATACTACACTTGCTGGGCTGAATTGGTCACTAATACCAATTCTAGGACTAATATAGCAGGTAAGGATAGTATTAACGATGGAGCTACATTTAGGATCAGATATACAACAGGCAAAACATTTACTAATGCTCTTGTAATAACTTGGAAGTCAAGGACTTATATGATTAACTCTATTATCAACGAAGCTGACTTGAATCAATATTATTTAATAGGTTGTGCAACACTTAAGTAATGGATTTAAAAGTAAGAGGCATAGAGAAATTAAAGCTAAAATTTGCAACGGGATATGAGCAGTTTAAGCAGCATACTATTAATGAATTAAATACAATGGTTGCTAATATAGCTCAAGAAGCTAGAGGCGATGCTGCTAATTTACCATATTTGCCTACAAGAGCAAAGAAGCCATACGAAAGAACAGGTTTCTTATCAAGAAGTATTAATTCAATGCCTTATAATGGAAGTTTTGCAGAGGTAATAGTTAATGCCAAATATGGCCCTTATGTGGAGTTTGGTACTGGTAGCGGTTTTAATGTGCCAAAAAGGAAATATAATATAGCCAATAAAAATATTTTGCCATACGCATCTATTTTTAGAGGAAGAGGGTTAAGGAATAATAATATGCCATATAGATCGTACTTATTTTCTAATTTTGATATTGAGTACCCAAAGGCATTAAAAAGGATTAGAGCATTTAAAATCAAGTAAAAAGAAATATAAATATATTTCATTAAATTTGTACCAAAATGAAGGACTGCGGATATACATTAAGGAAAGCTTATTACGATAAGTTTATCTCGGCTTCCTACTCATTAGCTGCTTATGATACCATAGCACCTGACACAGTAGAACCGCCTTATTTGATTATCAGCAGTCAGACACAAGTGGACAATAGTAATAAGCAGAGTTTCGGCTTTGATGTTACTATCCAATTTGACATAGTTTACAGGACTTTTAAAGCAGGGGAAGTAGGGCAGAAAACGGTTGATACTTATGCAAATGAGTTATTAGAAATAGTAGGTGTTAGACCACCGAACTATCCTAGTACCGCACCTGACTTTAAAATAGTGACTTGTAAGATTAGTAGTAATATTGCTACCTTTGACTATGTGGATGAGGCATATGTGTTTAGAAGGGTGATAACAATGGATCATTTCGTGAATCAATTAACATAAAAGAAAAATAAAATAAAATGGCAACAACAAGTGTATTTAACGGAACTTCATTAGTAGTTCTAATTGGAACTGAAGTAATAGGTTTCGCTACTTCATGTTCTTTAAGTTTGGCTATCGATGCTCCAGACGCATCTACAAAACAAAGCTTAGGATGGGCTGATGAAATTGGTGGGCAAAGGTCTTGGTCTTTAACAACTGATGGTTTAGCTACAGTAGTTCCAGGAACAGTTGCTACTTATGTAACTACTGCTGAATTGAATGCTTTAGCAATCGCTAGAACTGCGGTTACAGTTAAGTTTACTACAGTAGATAACTCAACAGTTGGTGGTGTAACTCCAGTAACAGGTGATGTGATTTATTCAGGTTCAGCATTTATTGAGAGTGTAGATATGACTGCTGATATGGAGAATCCAGTTACTTACTCAGTTTCTTTCAAAGGAACAGGGCCATTAACTATCGCTACCAACGCATAGTAAAAACAAACCAAAAAAACCAAACATATGAGAGGACAATTTGAATTAACTCTTTCCGATGGAAAGAAGATACCGATGCGTTTTTGTACTTGGAGTCTTAAAAGATTCTGTCAATTACAAGGGATAGGGCCTTCTGACATAGGCGAGGCTTTAAGTGGTAAAGATTCACTTGATGCTATTGTTAACTTGATGAAATCGGCTGCTGAATATCCATTATATTCTCAAGGAATCACTCCAAGCTTTACAGATGTAGAAGTGTGTGATTGGATAGATGATATGGGCGGCATGACTGGACAAAAGTTCCAAGATGTTATGAAAACACTTTCAGATAGCATGAATAGCGGTATAGAAGATAAGCCAACAAAGTCAACTAAAAAGGATGGAGTAAAAAAAAATTAGAGTGGATTGACATAGAAAGATATACAATGGGGGAGTGCAAAGTGCTTCCCCATTTGTTTTGGGAGATGACCATGGCTGAATTAGATTTTGTGTGGTACGGATATAGACACGAGGAAGAGCAACAATGGATTAGAACTAGGTGGCAGACAACACTACTAATAAATATTCAGTTACCAAAAGGTAAGAAAGTTAAGCCACAAGAGCTTATTGAATTAGACTGCGATACTCGTAACTTTGTAAAGCAAAGGGTAATGACGGAAGAAGAATTGCAATCAGTTCTAGAAAAATATAAAATTGTTAAACCGATAATATAATGGCAGCAGATGATTTAATGCAGATTAGGATAACGGCAGACTTTAAAGAAGCCGAAGGTGCATTTTTAAAAATGGCTAAAGTAGCTACTGCTTTTGAAACTGACTTTAGAAGAATCTCAAGTGGATTAAATAAAGAGTTTAATAAGATTAATGGGATGGCTGAATTATTTGGCAATTCTACTAATGTTGTTAAGGATAAGATGGATGCTCTTAAAAGGTCAATGGAACAATTAATGACATTGGGCCTTCAACCAATGAACCCACAAGTGCAAAAATTAAAGGCACAATATGATGCTTTAGCTGCTAGTATAGTTCACACTACACAAGAAACAACAAAGGTGTCAAAAGCTACTAAGCAAGCTGGCGATTCAGTTAAGAAATCCAATATGCAATGGACTAACTGGGCATTAGTGTTACAGGATTTGCCTTATGGATTTAGAGGTATTCAAAATAACTTACCTGCGTTAATGGGTGGTATAGCAGGTATGGCAGGGCCATTATATTTAGTTGGTTCAGCAATCATTGCTTTATTTACGGCATGGGATCAAGGTTCTTTTAAAGCAGAACAAGCTATTGACAGAGTGGCTGAAGCACATAAAAGGAATACAGAGGTTTTAACTAAAGGTGCAGAAGCGGAAGCGGAAGCATTGGTTGAAATGAGAAAGATGTCGGTTATTTTTGATGGTGTTAGAGATGGAACCATTACGGCAGAAGCAGCACTTAAGACATACAATGAAACATATGGAGAAACATGGGGTATAGCAAAAGGTGTAAATGAGGCAGAAGATAGTTTCATAAAAAAATCTAGTATGTATGTAAAGGCCACTGCTTTAAGAGCAATGGCTAATGAAAAATACGCACAAGCACAAGAGGCTTTTAAAACAGGAAGATTAGCAGCAGGCGAAGACCAAACATCATTCTTAACTAAGTTTGCAGCAGGAATGGATGCACTAGACCAGGTTGGTATAATGGGACTAGACGGTGTGTCTTTAACTAAGTTTGCAAAAGCATTTACTAAAAATTATGCAGAATCTCAAAAGGTATTAGTAAATGACATTAAAAATTTAAGTGCATCTTCATTTGATGCATTAATGGCACAAGGTGCTGATCTTGAAAAAGAAGCAAATAAAATGCTTTCTGATGCAGGTATTAAACCAACAGGCAAAGGTAAAAAAGGAGGAGCAGGGGCAGCGGTAAAAGATAATTTTGCATTAGATTCTTTAAGGGCTAAACAAAAGGCATATAAAGATGATATATACTTATTTAGAGATTACGGTAATCTTATAATCAATGAGGAGGAAAGAATAGCCGTAGCCAGAGCTATGGCAGATGGCACATATGAAAAAAATAAAAAAGACTTACGAGAAAGATATCAATCAGATAGAATAGCTAATGATAAATTATTTGAAGAAAAGTTAAATACTATATTAGATGAAAATGCTAAGAAAAGAATCGCAGCAGAAGAAAAAGAATTTAAAAGAAACCAAGATAGCATAAAAGCTAATATAGATTTTGAAACTAAAATATATAGAGATTCTAATAGAATATGGGATCAGATACAAAAAGAAAAATCAGATGCTCAAGTTAAATATACTAGAGATTATATTAATAAATTAAACGAGCAATTAAGGGTTGAATTAAAGCTACATAAGAATAATGTTTTATTACAACAAGAAGATGTAAAAAATAAAATAGACCAATTAAAGTTTTTGCAATTTTTTGCAGCAGGGAATGTGGCAGCTACAGAATTAATAAATTCTGCTATTATGAAGCTTACTGGAACCATGGCTGGCTTTGGTAAAATCTCTGCTGTAATTAGTACTGTTTTAGGCGATACTTTACAATCTGCTTTTGAAGGAATTGGTGAAACTATTGGTCAGTTAATTGCCACAGGAAAATTTGATTTTAGTATTTTAGGTAACATATTAGCAGATGCTTTAATACAAATTGGTAAAGCATTAATAATGTACTCTGCTCTTGTTAAGGCAGCAAAAGAGGCTTTAGAAAAAGGGAAGTTTAAAGCAGGATTAGTTGTGGGTGTATTAGCTATTGCTGCTGGTGTTGCATTAAAAGCGTCATTAAATAAAAAGAAAGATTCTGGAGTTCAAGCATTTGCTAATGGAGGTGTTATTAGTGGCCCTACAATGGGGTTAATGGGTGAGTATCCTGGTGCTAGAAGCAATCCTGAAATCGTAGCTCCATTAGATAAACTTAAAGGTTTAATAGGTGGTAATAATGGCGGTACACTAGAAGCTAGAATAAGCGGAAATGATTTACTAATTTTGATGAATAAGGCTCAAAGAAACAACAACTTATCATTCTAATATGGCATTTACAACACCTAAATACGAGTTAATATTTAATGACATATACCAACCACCTAGCGGTGTAGTAGATGCGTATAGAATTAGAATATATTTAGATGGATATACTGGGGCTAAGTATCCATTATATGGAACTACAAGCCCAATAACAATAGAAACCATTAATGCAGATGGTGATTCTTATGTGCCTATTATAGCAACAAAGGCAACATTAAACATATACAACTCTCCTAACTTTGACATTCAAGAGTTTCTTAATGCAGATGACAATGACATAATGATAACTGTTGAGAATGGTACTGCTTCAGGTAGTGCATTTACTGCAACAAGTGTGATATGGAGAGGAACTTTTTTACCATCAGAAAACATACAATTTAGCGTAGTTGACTTGGCTAGTTACTCTTTAGTGTTTGTAGATGGATTAGGTAAGCTAAAGCAAAGCAGATTATACTTTGATACTTTAAACCTATTTGGTTTTAGAGCAGGTGATAAGACATCTATTATAAAATATATATCAGGTGCTTTATCAAAATCAGACCTTTCGTTGGATATATGGGTTAATCAATTCTATCAAACCGCAAGTGTCGCTGGTAGAAATATAGAAAGTATGTCTATTAGGAACAATTACTTTTGTACTGAGCCTGGTACATACTTAACTTATTATGAAATATTAGAACAGTTATGTAGAAAATATGGGTGGGAATGCTACTATAAAGATGACCATTGGCACATAGAAAGCTATGGTTGTTTAACTAGGAACGCTACACCGTCTTATTTTGTATATAATAATGCAGGTAATTATCAGTCAACTTATACGACAACATATCCTGCATCTATACAGGTAGATGGCACAAACAATTTTAAGCAACTAAACAAATCTATGTTAATGGGATTAAATATCCCTAAAAACTCATTTAAGTTTATACATAGAATACAAAATGCCAAAAACATATTAAATGCTTATTTCCAATCTTGGTCAGGGGCTGAACCTGATGCTTTTTATGAATTTGGGACAATGACATATAGTAAGTTGAACCCAACGGCAGGTGGTGTATTAATTACATCATATACTACCAATATGCTAGATACTGCTGATTACTTAAGAAGCGAGAATGTAAAAGTAAAAGCTGGTGATATATTAAATATAGAATGGAATGACATTAATATCGCAGGTAATGAGAATAGGTATAAGATTATGCTTATCCCTGATGATGTATCAAACCCATCATATTTTGTAAACGGAACTGCTACTTTTGTTGCTACAGATACTATGCTTTATAGGTTTTCTACTTATACTTCTACATGGAAAAATCAAACCACAGTTCCTGTTGATGGCACTTTAACATTGTTTATATATAACCCTTTCTATGCAGGTGGAGGCACTTTCCCATATCAAGAATTATTGTTTTTTAATATTGCACATTATGGCACATCATCTCAAGTAAACAACTTTGATTCTGTTCAATATCTATCTTATGTATTTAATAAATTTAATGCTCAAGATATGACATATGATATTGGCAATTATTTTACTAATAGTGCTCTTATAACTACCTTGAACAATTATCTTAATTATAATAATGATGATGCAGTAATGAGTTCGGTATATTTAGGAACAATGGTAGACGCTAATAATATTCATGTATTAGATGAATTTGGAAGACAAACAAATAGTACTGTACCACTTTATCAATTAGTGGCAGAAGATGTTGGGGTGGATATGCTAAAAACACAATATACAATACTAGGTGAGTTTAAGTCTTTAGGATATTGGATAAATAGAAGGTTTGACTATAGTTTAGGAACAAGTTATAACTATCTATTAAAAGACTTTAAGTGGGATTTAAAACAAGCAATTCAGTCATCTTCTTTATTTAAGATTAACTATAATGCTGCTATACCATTTAATCCTAATTTTGGGACACCTACATTAAACTTAAAAAAATAATAAAATGGCATCTGCGATTAATGGAACAAATATAGTTTTATATGAATATGATAGCAACGCTACCTATTTCTTTAATGGAGATTTTGGCGGAGGTGTCTTTGATGGCATTGTGTGTAAGCAAATGAGCAGAACTCAAGAGGTAGAAACCTCATCAAACTTTACTAAAACAGGAGCAGGAACAATAGCTGCGTTTATTACAGATGCTGGAGAGCCTGGAGTTACAACCATACCAGCAGGAACTTGGACTTTTAGTGCATATTACTCTATTGTTACTGCCTTTGCAGGTGCTCAAGTTAAGTACGAATTATATAAATATAATGGTAGTGTTGCGACCTTATTGTTCACATCGGAAGTAAAGACCTTAACAGCCCTAACAAAGACCTTAATTTCTAATGAGATGCCAGTCACTCAAACGACTATAGCTGCCACAGATAGGCTTCTAGTTAAGGTTATTTACCTAGGTACAACTACCAATCAAATCACTATTTATACACAAGGCAGTAATCCAGCTCAAGTAGATACAACTATACCACTAGGAACTCCGTTTGGAGCTTCAACTAATTGTACTTTTAGCACTTCTGTAGATCAAAATGAAATTACTACTTATGCCTCTAATTCTTACAAAGAGTACATAGGCTCTCAAATAAATTGGGATGTAAGCGTAGATGGCTTAATTGCCTTGTCAGGTTATTCCTATTTATCTTTATTGAGTAAGCTTCAAAACAAGCAGTCAATAGAGGTTAGATTCTCAATAGATAACGATAATGGAGATGGAAGCGATACTTATGGCTATTCTATTATTGCAGGAACTTGTAACATAGTTTCTTTAGACATTAATGGCCCAATGGAGAATGCTTCATCTTATTCAGCTAGTTTACAAGGAACAGGTGCTTATTCAATAACAGGAACTCAAGTTATAGACGGAGGTTCTACAATATCAACTTCAAGCGTGAATAGTTTCTCTTATACGGCAGCAGGTGGTGAAACAACTGTTACCTTCTCAGGTGCAATCGGATCTACTTGTATATCGGTTACAAGAGGTGGTGTAGAGGTTAGAACGATAGCTACAAGCGGTGTACCAACGGATGAAAATGTTAGCTTTAATAGTGCCACAGGAGTTCTTACCTTTGCAACGGCAAGACCGCTAGAAGTGGACGAGTTTGTCAGAATGATTGTAAAATAATTAACATGAAGCAAATAAGCAATTACCCAAATTACCTAGTAACCCCTAATGGAAGTGTATTTAGTTTATTTTCTATGAAATATCTAAAGCCTAAATTAACAGTAAACGGTTATCATCAAGTTCAATTATTTAATAATGAAGGAGAAAAATGGTTTTTAGTGCATCGTTTAGTTGCTGAAGCATACACAACTAATGTAGAAAATAAAAGATGCGTCAATCATATGGATGGTGTAAAAACAAATAATTGTTTATTAAACTTAGAATGGGCAACTGATTCAGAAAATCATAAACACGCATTTAGAACAGGCTTAAGAGTAAATGGAGAAAAACAAAGAAACGCTATTAGAGAAACTGGCAAAAGACTTGGTAGAGAAAATGGAATAAAAAGTGCATCAAAAAGAAGAAAGTTAATCTTAAATGAATTAACTGGTATTTATTATATTGGGTTACAAGATGCTGCTGATTCCATTGGAATTAGAAAAGGAACTTTGAACGCAATGATGGTTGGTCAAAATAAAAATAAAACAGGTTTAAAGTACGTTTAAAATATTAAAGATGAGTAATCAACTACAGTTGACTGGAGGTGCGAAAGTTAGGAATTTACAAGATGTAATTATTGGAACAAGTGGAGTATTAAGTTCTGTAGCTTTTGATGTGGCTAATGGTGTACCAAGACTTGATGTCAATGGTAAGATTTTAGTAAGTCAATTACCTAACTCCGTAATGGAGTATAAGGGTACTTGGAACGCTGCTACGAATACACCAACCCTTGTAAATGGGGTAGGAAATCAGGGGGATGTATATTTAGTTGAAGGTGCAGCGGTTGGTGGAACTGCCTTTAATTTTGGTGCTGGTCCGATTACATTTTTCAACGGCGACCAAGTTATTTATAGTGGTTCAATTTGGCAAAGGGCTTCAGGTTCAACAGGAACAGTTACGAGTGTTGCGGTTACTGAAAGCGGAGATAGTTTAAATATTACAGGCTCACCAATTACTACAAGCGGAACGATTAACATAGGATTCAACGGAACTAATCTTCAGTATGTAAACGGAGCAGGAAACTTGACAACCTTTCCTGATTTAAGTGTTTATGTAACTTTAGCAGGTACTCAAACCATTACAGGTGCTAAAACATTTGGTATAGCAAAATTTGATGGTGGAATATATCTTAAGGATAGTGCTATAACAAGCATTATAAGTGGATATACAGCAATAGGTTCAGTTACAGGAGGAATATATATAAGTTTAAATGGCTCTATATATCAAAGCACTTTAGCTTTTAATAGTGCCGCAGATTTTACATATCAATTTCCTTCAGCAAGTGGTACAATAGCACTTACAAGCGACATTCCTTCATTAACAGGTTATGTACCCTACACAGGTGCAACTGCTAATGTTGATTTAGGTACTTTTAATTTGACTGCTGATATTATTACAGGTTCAAAAGGTTCTTTTGCATCAAATGGTGGTAGTGATACATTTGCTATCAATCATTCAAGCGGTGCAGGGATTGCTTTGAATATTACTAAAGGTGGTAATGGCGAAGGATTATACATAAACAAGACAAGTGGAAGCGGAAACGCAGTAACGATAATAGGTACATTAAACGCAACTACTTTAGTAAAGAGTGGCGGTACATCTGCTCAATTCTTAAAGGCAGATGGTTCGGTAGATAGTTCAACTTACTTAACCACAAGTGCAGCAGCTTCAACTTATCAAACTATTCTTACTAACCCAGTAACAGGTACAGGAACGACAAACTACTTACCTAAATTTACAGGTACAAGTACAATAGGGAATAGTTTAATACAAGATGATGGTACTACAGTTTCTATTACTAGAACGGCAGGAGATTTAGAATTATCATTATGGGCAGGCAGTACAACAGTTGCAGGTAATTCAATTTTAGGATTATATGCAGGAACAGGATTAGGTAATTTAATTCCTTATGGTACAATTAAAGTTATCCCTGAAACCGCAACAAATACAAGAGCAGCTAATATGGTATTTTCCACTAGACAAAGTGGTGGTACATTAACTGAATCATTTAGAATTTTTTCTACTCAAAATATTGGTATTGGAACTACTACCGATTCAGGCTACAAGCTAGATGTTAATGGTACAGGAAGGTTTAGTGGAGCATTGAGTGGTTCAAGTGCAACATTTAGTGGTAATGGTGCTTTTAGTGGTGTATTACAAGTTGCACCAACCACAGGAACAGGGATAATAGGGGTAGGTGATAATTTTGGTGGTGGTATGAACGCAGGAATTTATAGAGGTGGTCTAGGCGTTACAACAGCAGGTAATTATTTAAACATAGGCGGTTATGATGGTGTTGTGATAACAACAGGGAATGCAGCACTTGGCTCACAAACAGTACGCTTAACCATAGCATCCACAGGAGCAGCTACATTCTCTAGTGATGTAAACACAAGTACTAAATTTAAAGGTAGAACAAGTGGTAGCGGTGTAGCATTTGAAACAACTAATGCAGTTGATGCTGATTTTACTATTGAAACTGTAAGTGGTGGTACAACTAAAATAGGTACAAGTGGAAATAAATTAGCAATAAATAGTGGTGGAGGCAATGTATTAATAGGAACTAGTACTGATGCAGGCTACAAGCTAGATGTTAATGGTACAGGAAGGTTTAGTGGGAATATACAAGTTGGAGGTAGTGCTATATCGGGCAATAGTAGTTCATTTTACAATACTGCATCAGAAACAAGTGTTGGAATAAAACAAACTTCGGGAGCAACTAGTTTAGCTTTAGCATTATGGAATAATTCAACAACAGGCGATAGTAGATTTTTAAGATTTTTTACCGAAGCAACTGCAACATATAGAGGAGCAATTCAATATGATAGAGCAGGCGATAGACTTGGTATTTATGGTGGTGGTAGTGGTTTATTTTTTGATGGAGCAGCTACATTTAGTTCATCAGTTACCGCAACATCATTCTTTGAAAGTTCTTCTATTAAAGGTAAAGACATTATAGCTACTAACCCATTACTTGCACTTGACATTGATGTAATAAAATACACAAGGAAAAGTGATGAAAGTAAAGATATTAGATATGGTTATTCAGCAGAGCAAATACACTCATTAATGCCTGAACTTACGGATAAGGATGTAACTGCGGTAAAATATTTAGATGTGCATACGATTTTAATATCTCAACTTCAAAAAGAGATTAAAGAACTAAAAGCTAAAATTAATTAATATGGCAGATACTTGGGCAGCTACCGCAAACAACCAATTAATAACTTTTAAGGCATTTTTAGATGGAATTGCAACAGGTGGTTTTTATGGATTTTATTATCCAACTTCACCGCCTGATACAAGGGAGGTAATGACTGTTGGCGATTTAAATACTTATGGTATTTATTTTTATTCTTATTATGGAAGTGCATTACTTTATGACACTTTTACAGGTGTATCCAATTTAAAATGCTTAACTAAATTAGACCTTATACTACAAGTAGGTTTTGATACAAGTTCAACTAATGTTTCAAGTTGTATTGCAGGTTCAATAGATAATCAAGTATTATATTCAACATCATTTGCGGTTGGTGCTCAATTATACACTAATAGAGCATTGACAACGACTAAAACATTTACTACAAGTAGATGGCTATATAACTTTTCTTATGGTGGTGGTTCGTATCAAGTTAACACATCGGGGGTAATATTAGCTATCGTTTATTGTTAAAAATATAAAATAAAATAAAATGAAAACAATTTTTCCTATTCAAAGTTGGATAAACGGAAAATCAGTAACGGCAACTATCTTTAATCTTTACCCTATTGGTGGAGAATTATTTAAGTATGCTAGATTCTACTATGCTTTATTAGATGAAAATATGGGAGTATGTGCTAGTGGTAATCTTGATATGTCAGGCGAAGCGTATCAGGCGTGGGGTAACAACGATGAGTATGCCTATACTTGGAGTGCATCACCTGAAGTACTTAATCTTACAATCATTGGGGATTATATTCCACCTGTGCCTGAACCAATAGTGCCTACTGAACCTACTGAACCTTTAAATTCTATTTTAGCAGATTTAAGACAAGATGCTCCTATTGATGAAATTTTAGGGGAAATGAACTAATTTTGGCAAAACCAATATTATGAAAACAGGAGAAAAAACAGTAATTGAAAAATTAAGATTAGATATTCAAAGCTATTGTGGCGACCAAATATTTAAAGATATATATCAAGATTTATTTGATAAATATTTACAAGAAGAAATTGAACAAATAAAAGATGTATATGAGAGAGGAAAAGAAAATGCTCCATTAAACTTTGAATTTGCTTTTAAACCAAACCTATAACAATTAACTATATTTGTAAAAAATCAACATTATGAAATATCAACAACTCAACACCCTAGTCGCATCAATTAATGCGGTTATTGGTTCACAGGAAACAAAAACTCAAAAGAAGCTTTTCCGTTTATACGAGAAGGTTAAAACCCATCACGAAGATTATCAAGCTAAAGTTGAGGAGTTAAGACTTGACAACGCTTCTACAAAAGAGAATGACATCCTTATCTTAAACGAGAAAGGTGAATATTCTTTTACCAAAGAAGCTATTAAGAAATTAACTGAACAAGTTAAGGAATTAAACAACAAGGATTTTGACTTTAAACCTATTGAAGTTTTAAACCCTAATGGACTTGAGAATTTTACATTCCTAGAAGATTGGACAACAGGTATCGCATTTATAACAGAAGAAGAAGAGGAATTGTAATGAAGTTCGTTAAGGACAATATTTTGTTCATAGCCATAGTACTTTTAGTGTTATGGCTATATTTTTTGGTTAAACCTTCGTATTTACCTAGAGTTCCAGGTGGATTCGATACCTCCAAGTTTAAGAAGGTGCAGGTAATCCATGATACCCAGTACTCAAAAGTGTACATAAATCAGTACAAAAAAGGTGATTCTATACCTTATAAAGTCATAGATACCATTTATACGCATATATCCGATACGATACGCATAATATCCGATTATAGCCAAGTCAAGGCTTATTCCGACACTATTAAGAAAGATTCTAATATCTTTGTAATAGATGATACTATCAGCCAAAATAGGATCATCAGTAGAGGCTTTAAGGCAGATATAACCCAAAAAACCATCGTTGTAAGAGAGTTCTACGCTAGTAAACCGACTAATACCCTTTATTGGGGCATTAAAGGCTCATACAGCCCACTTAATGGCTTGGAAGTACTAAGTCCTTCCTTGATGCTAAGTGTCAAAAATAAGGCTCTAATAGGCCTTAGCGTAGATATTAGTAAAAATTATAATATTGGGTACTCTGGTGGTATCTACTTTAAAATAGGAAAAAAGTAAAATGGCTTGTATATATAGACATATAAGATTAGATAAAAACGAACCATTTTATATCGGTATTGGCAATACTGAACAAAGGGCATATTCTGTTAAAAGCAGAAATAAGCATTGGCAAAATATATCTAAAAATGGTTATGATGTAGAAATATTAATGGATGATTTGTCTTGGGAAGAAGCTTGTCAAAAAGAAATAGAATTTATTTTATTATACGGAAGAAAGGATTTGAATACTGGATGCCTAAGTAATATGACTAATGGTGGAGAAGGTCAATTAAATAGAGTAATATCACAAGAAACTAGATATAAATTAGGTAACAAAAGAGGGATAAAAGAAAGTGAAGAATCTTGCTTAAATAAAAAAATAGCAGCACAAAAACTTAAAGAAGAAGGGAGATTGACTTTAAAATACGGAGTAAGTACAAAAAAAGTAATATCCATTAAAACAAATAAAACATGGGAAAGTGCTAAAATATGTGCTATAGAAAATAATATAAAACCAGAATATCTACATAAATTACTTAACGGAACAATTAAAAATAACAAAACAGAATATAGATATTATGGCAACAAGTAAGAACAATATTAATTTAAATCCTATAACATCAATAATGTCTTTTAAGGAGTTTTCACGAAATCCAGTAGTGGGTACATTATTCGTTGTACTTATAGGTATATCCTATTTGTATGTAGATATTAAAAGCACATTCAAAGGCCAAATACAAAGCCAGGAATACAGAATATCCAACCTTGAGCATAAGGATTCCTTAAAAACACAAGCCCTAATGGAGTGTAAGACTGCTTTAAGTGCCACTAGCACAAAACTAGAAACACTACAAGACTTAGGAGCTATTAAAAAATCTGTAAAATAATAGCCATGAAATTATTATTCTTTTCATTATTGTCAATCTTCACCTTAATAGGATATGTTAAAGTAGAAGGAGTTAA